TGTGTGGGACGACATTGGGTGTCTTGGTATGAGTGCGTATGATGCCACGCAGTTGATTATGCCCCTTGATGCTCGTTCCAACGCGGGCCTGTCAAACATCTATACGGGCAACATTACAACGCTTGATGGTCTGTCGAAAGCCATTGGGGCGAAGATGGCAAGTCGTGTGTTCTCGAAAGATACCGAAGTAATAATCTTCAAGGGAGGAGATATGAGATAATGGTTACATTGCAGATATTATCAAAAGTCTTGCAGACTGCCAATAACTCAATCATTGAGGACAATCTGCTATCCGAAGATTACTTCGTTGGCTATGAGAACGAATATAACTTCATTCAAGACCACATCAAGCAGTATGGAAATGTGCCAGACAAGGCTACATTCCTCGCAGAGTTTCCGCAGATTGAACTCGTTGAGGTCACAGAGTCCGACAGATATTTAGTAGATACTGTCCGAGAGGAATTTCTGTACTACAAATCTGTGCCTGTTATTCAAGAGGCCGCGAAACTGTTACAGACTGATAGTAACGCGGCCGCCGAATATTTGTTGAATGCGATGAAAACCCTGCAACCTAACTATGCGTTGGGTGGCATTGATATTGTTGCAAATGCGGATGACCGATTCAATCAGTTTGTCGAGAGGAAAGACCATCAAAAGGAGTGGTTCTTCACTTGTGGTTTCCAAGAACTCGATGACATCATTCACGGCATACAGAGAAGAGACGAGTTGTTCGTAATCTTTGCCCGCACCAATCAAGGAAAGTCTTGGATTCTCGAAAAGATGTGCACCCATGTATGGCAGACAGGCTTCAATGTAGGCTACATTTCGCCCGAGATGAGTGCAAGTAGCATTGGTTATAGATTTGATACCCTGCACAGTCATTATTCCAACAGTGGATTGATGTGGGGCAAAGACGATATTGACCAAGATGACTATGAGGCATACATTCAAGGTCTCCGTCAGTCGGAGAATAAGTTTGTAGTTGCTACCCCTCTTGACTTCGACAAGAAGATTACCGTGACGAAGATTAAGAATTGGATTAAACAGTACAAATTAGACCTCGTTGCAGTAGACGGCATTACCTATATGACTGACGAGAGATACAAGAGAGGCGACAACAAGACTACAAGCCTTACCAATATCAGTGAGGACTTAATGGAACTCTCTATGGAAGTTGGTGTGCCGATTCTTGTCGTTGTCCAAGCAAACCGTAGCGGTGTTGTTGAAAAGGGTGGGGACGAAACTCCTGACCTTGAGAGTATTCGAGATTCCGACGGCATCGCACACAACGCAAGTAAGGTCATTTCTATCCATCAAAAGGAACACGGCGTACTTAATATGACCGTAAAGAAGCAGAGATTTGGTGCCGTAGGGGGTAAACTTACTTACCATTGGGATATCAACACGGGAGAATTTGAGTTTATTCCTACTTACGACGATGTTGAGGATAATAGAACTACGGAAAGAAAAGTAGCGGAGGGAAAGAAATCCTATGGAGACCAAACAGATGTATTCTAAAATTGAGGAGATTGATGTGTTTTCGGATTGGTTAAGCCATAAACTTGAATGCCGAGAGATGACTGTGACCAAGTTGGCGAAGTTGAGCGGTGTGCATCCTAACACCATACACAATTATTTATCTGGCAGATGTGAGCCTACTATGTTTAACGCAACCTGCATCCTCAGCGCTCTCGGTTATAGTTTGGGGGCGTTGCAAAAATGATACTGAACAATGTTCCGTTTGAGACTGACTTGATGTCCATTCTCGAAGAACTGCGCTCCCAATTGTCTGCAAATGGCATTCAACTTTTCCACTCAATGCGTGACACACCTGACAATATTCAGGTGTGTTGCCCGTATCATAAGGGTGGACAAGAGCGTAGACCCTCCGCGGGTATTAAGAAAAGCGATGGCATATTTCACTGCTTCACTTGCGGAGAGACTCACACATTGCAGGAGATGATTTCGCACTGTTTCGGCAGAGATGATGATGTTGTAGGTGCATTTGGATGGGAGTGGCTATTAAAGAACTTCCTCACAGTGAGTGTAGAGGAGCGCAAGACGATAGAACTCAATTTATCCAGAACCACTGTTGAAAAGTCTACATTATATATAAGTGATGACGAACTCGACACCTACAGAGTGTATCATCCGTATATGTGGAAGCGCAAGATGACGCCCGAAGTCGTGGATATATTTGATGTTGGTTATGACGCCAAAACCAAGTCTATAACCTTTCCTGTCCGAGATGTATCTGGCCGATGCTTATTTGTAGCCCGCAGAAGTGTTGTGACTAAGTTCTTTAACTATCCTGCTGGAGCAGAGAAGCCTGTGTACGGACTGTATGAGTTGAGTCAACTCGAACGGTACCCGACAGAGGTTATCATTTGCGAGAGTATGATTGACGCCATTTATCTTTGGACAGTCGGTAAGTATGCAGTAGCCTTGAACGGCCTCGGGAATGAGTTGCAGTTTCAGCAGTTGCGGGCAATGCCTTGTAGAAAGTTTATTCTCTGCACCGATAGTGACGAGGCAGGTATGAAAGCACGGGCTCGTATAAAAAAGAATGTGCGAAACAAACTGATTACCGAGTATGTTTTGCCCGACGGCAGAAAAGATGCGAATGACTGCACACCCGAGGAATTGTTAGACCTGAAAGAAATTTTTTGAAAAATTTTGAAAAATTTTCTGCATCACCCGTTGTAATTAGTTTTGCAATATGTTATACTATATTTGTACTAAAGTAGTACAGTCACACATCGTAAACCAAAATAACAGAAAAAGGAGAAAAACAAATGAGTGACACTATCGGCATTATCGGACAGAAGTACGAGGACAGAAAGAGCAAGAAGGTTGGCTTTCTGCTCGGCAGAGATGTAGAGAATAAGAAACTCTCCTTCCTTGACGAGAACACAGAGCCCTTCCAGGTAAGTTTTGCGGCTTTCAAGAGCAACTGGAGAAAAGTTGTTGACGAGAAGCCCGCAGATGAGTTCGCAGAGCCTGAAGATGTTGAACCCGAATCTTCCTACACAGACTTTGCAGAAGCAGAGCCTAACACAGAGCCCAAGGTCGAAGTTAAGCCTATCACCAAGTCGGAGTTCGCAACCGAGGACGACCAGATTAAGGACTTCGTAAAGGCGCTTACTGGAGCACGAGTTGCATCTGTTGATGTAACGCCCACCTCTTGCAGTGTTATGGCAGATGACATTACTATCTGCACTATGGAGAAAGTAGAGAACGGCTACAAGGTGTTCATGTTGCCTGACATCTTCATTTTTACAGATTGGGGCAACACTTTCAATACTGGCGATGTTCACTTCAACATAAAGCACGGCAGATACGCGGGCGTGTGTGTAGACTGCGTAAAAGCTTCTATCGGAGATATTCTTCAGGCTATCAAGACAGCGGCAGTCGAGATTAACCTGTACGGATATATTGACTAAACCACAAAAAAGGAGAAACTCAATGAAGTTGACCAAGAAAACCACCACAAAAGAGGTCGAGACAACGGAAACTGTGTGTGAAATCACACAGGCAGAGTTCGACAGAGTATGCGCTAAAATTGCGGCATCCGCGGTTATGAAGTTCATCGGAGATGATCCCGATGCATCTGACCTTGAAGCAGGTCTTTCAATGACTGCATTTCTCGCAGACTTTGTGTCGAAGCTGGACAGAGCGTTGTTTAATGACCGCGACACCACAAACCCCAACGACGAAAAGGAGGAAAAGTAAGATGGGAAGATTTGGAGCAAACGAAGTAGATAACTACGGCGGTAGCGGAGGCAGTTCGTTCTTCACTTTGAAGGACGACGGCGATGTAGCAAAGGTGCGTTTTATGTACAACAGTATGGAAGATGTTGTAGGTTACGCAGTACATGAGGTTGAGATTGATGGCAAGAAGCGTTATGTGAATTGCCTGCGCTCTTACAATGAGCCCAAGTCGAAGTGTCCGTTCTGCGCTAACAACTCGTTCCAGAGAGCAAAGTTGTACATCCCCCTCTACGACATCGAAGAGGACGAAGTAAAGATTTGGGAGAGAGGTAAGAATTTCTTTGCAAAGATGTCCGCGCTCTGTGCGAGATATTCTAACGCCAATACTCCTCTTGTAGCCCATACTTTCGATGTTGAGAGACACGGAAAGAAGGGTGACACCGGCACTGTGTATGAGGTATATGAGACTGGTTGCGATGATACCAGACTCGAAGATTTGCCCGAGATTCCAGATGTTCTCGGCACCATCATTCTCGACAAGACTGCCGAGGATATGGAGTATTATCTCGACTACGAGTGCTTCCCCAATAACGACGGTGCACCTCAGCGTTCCGAGTCCGCAAGAACCGAGAGAGCCGATAGAACCGACAGAGGTCGCAGAGAGGAAAGAGAGAGTCAGCCTGTTGGCCGTAGAACTCCCTCTCGCAGAGGCGATAGTTCGTTCTAATGGCACTGTTTAAGGTGCCTGAGAGAGCGGGACGCTCTGCCGACTCATCAATCGCAAAGCGTGCCAACTCTACAAAGAAGTCTTCCACTACTGTCAAAGGCAGTGGTGGGGGACTCGTTGAGAGGATAAACACCGCGAGGGCGTTGACAGAGAAAAATCTCGGGCAATACAGAGATGAGTATATTTGTATTCAGGACATAATGACACTGGTCAACTACTTCGATAAGATAGTAGAGAACGGTATTATGTCAACAGATACAGAGACTACGGGGTTAGACCCCATGCTCGATAACATTGTAGGTATAAGCATTTATACACCCGGTATGAAGCCTGCATATATTCCTATCAATCATAAGTCGTATGTGACGGGCATCAAGATTGAAAATCAGTTGCCTGTTCGTCTTGTCAAAGAGCAGTTAGATAGAATGGTCGAGTGTAATACCAAAATCATTATGTTTAATGCGCCGTTCGATGTTCGTGTAATCCGCAATCAAACAGGATCTTATCTCACCTGTTATTGGGATTGCTATATCGGGGCGAGACTGCTTAACGAGAATGAAGAATCCAACGCACTTAAACTTCTGCACCAAAAGTATTGTACTAACGGTGAAGGAACTGCATCGAAGTTTGCAGATTTGTTCAAGGACATTTCGTTTGATTTAGTGCCTATTAACATAGCATATCTGTATGCCGCACACGATGCTAAAATCACCTTCGAACTGTACGAGTTCCAAGAGCCCTATCTTAATCCCAATTCAACATTGTGTGTTGAGCGTGGGTTGGAAGATGTTGCTTTGGTGTTCCATAACATTGAGATGCCCATTGTAGCCGTCGTTGCAGATATGGAAGACACTGGAGTGGCATTTGATATGTCACTTGCAGATGAACTCCATGTTAAGTATCAAGCCGAGTTGGAAAAGCAACTGCAGGCAGTGCATAGTGCAATAGATATGTATGCGAATGAGATTGCCGAGTATAAGGCTAAAAATCCTGGGCATAAGTTGTCCGACCCTATCAATCTTGACTCACCTGCACAGGTAGCAATTCTGTTGTACGATATTATGAAGGTCGGCGTAATCGATGAGAAATCGCCGAGAGGCACAGGAGAAAAAATCTTGCAACAGATTAACAACTCGTTCACCGATGCCCTGCTCGAATATAGAGGTGTTGGTAAGTTAATCAGTACATATATTGATAAACTGCCCACTTGTGTAAATCCTAAAGACGGTCGTATTCATTGTAAGTTCAATCAGTACGGGGCTGACACAGGACGATTCAGTTCTAACGACCCGAACTTGCAGAACATCCCGTCCCATAATAAGGATATTCGTAAGATGTTCAAAGCCAGTGATGGCTATGTTCTTATGTCGAGTGACTTCTCACAACAAGAGCCGAAAGCACTTGCGGCTATGTGTCGAAAAGACGGAGACCCGCAGATGTATAATGTCTTTATGGAAGGCAAGGACTTATACAGTGAGATTGCAAGTAAAGCATTTAACAAGCCTTACGAGGAGTGCAAAGAGTTTAGACCCGACGGCACTACGAATAAGGAGGGTAAGGAGAGAAGAAGCCAAGCAAAGAGCATTCTTTTGGGTGTGCTTTATGGACGAGGCATCGACAGTATTGCAGAGCAGTTAAAGACAACCTCTAACAAGGCGAGAGAAATCAAAGAGTCCGTATTTAGAGGATTTCCGGCTATTAAGAAGTTCGAGTCCGATTCTATTCGCATGGCGCAGGATATAGGCTATGTAACTACTATCTGTGGTCGTAAGCGTAGACTGCCTTCTATGATGCTGCCCGACTACGAAATCGTATGGAAAGATGGAGCACCTCCTGATGATGACCCGTTATCGTTTGATGATGAGGTCGAAACATCTACCGAAGTGCCTGAACACATCCAGAAGAAGTGGCTCGCCCGCATCAAGAATGCCCCGTTCTTTAAGCGCAGGTCTGTGTTTGAAGCGGCTAATGCAGAAGGTCTGTATGTCATCGATAATACGAAAGATAAGGACACTACGAAGGTAGTAAACGCCCGTATTCAAGGAAGTGCGGCTGACCTTACGAAGGCCGCTATGATTTCTCTGCACAACCACGAGAGACTGAAGGAACTCGGTTTCCGTATGCTTATTCCCGTACACGATGAGATTATTGCAGAGTGTCCTGAGGAGAACCTCAAAGAGTGTGCAGAACTTCTTGCCCAGACAATGTCAGATGCCGCTGCCCAAATTCTCGATATGCCCATTAACTGTGATGTAGCCTGCAGTTATCAGTGGTATGGGGAGGAAGTGAAAGTATGACCGAGAAGTTTGCTATATTTATCACGACTCATGGCCGCGCAGACAATCAAATAACCTTAAACACTTTCAAAGCCCTCGGCTATACAGGTGATTGGTTTTTGGTGCTCGACAATACCGATAGTCAGCGTGATGCCTATGTATCTAATTACGGAATTGAGCACATCGTGGTATTTGACAAGCAATACTTCATCGACAGAACGGACTCTTGTCAGTCTGTATCTCAACCTAAGGCAGTTGTGTTTGCCAGAAATGCCGTAGAGTTAGTAGCCGCCACTTTGGGATATCAATATTATATGATTGTGGATGATGATATTACCAATTTAAGATTGCGATATCCAGAAAACGGCTCACTGAAATCGGCACGACTGACTAATCACATAGACCAGATTTTGGACTGTGTTGTGCAGTATCTTGCGAGTGCCGAAATTGCTTGTGCTACATTCGGCTTCACTAACACCTATCGAGGTGGTGTTGCCGCTGTTGAAAAATTCACTTCCAGAAATCGACTGTGTGCAGAATTATTCATTCGTAACGGCGCAATTCCCGTTGATTGGAGAGCAAACTTTGTAGAAGACCTCGTCACCTCGATAGATGTGGGAATTCGAGGAGATGTGTGTCTGCAATTTACTCCCATACAACTTGAATTGTGTATGAACGAAGGAACACTGCCTGGCGGTATGAGTGATGCGTACAACGAGACAGGGCGATTTAAGTTCTATAGTATGCCCATGATTATTTATCCTAACTGTGTGTCTGTCGAGTTTGACGGCACAAAGTGGAAAACGAGAACACGGGCAGAGTATAGTGTACCAAAGATAATCAGTAGTAGATACAGAAAGGAGAGGTGAGTATGCGCTTATTCAGTGTGGCGTCCAATGCGACTCCCGATAATCGATATACCAAGAAAATCGAAGTACCACAATATGCGCCGAGTGAGGAGAAGCCTCACATCGATGCCTTAATTGACCACGAAAAGTATAGTAAACTGTTGGCAAACATCAACAAGTCCACTGTTTCGGAAGAGGAGAAGAAGTTCCTTAGATTTGCGGCTGCCCGTCATATCGTATTCCGTTACTCGATGATTGCCGACTACTATGCCCACGCATCTAAAGAGATGCAGGAACTCATGGAGCAGAGTGCCCTTGTAATTCTCGACATTGACGATGCCATCGCAAACGGCTATGTGAAGTTGAGTAAGGACATTCGTGCTATCTTGGAACAGAGTGGAGAGATTGCAGGTGAGAAATGATTTCGTAGCCTTTATTCTTACACACGGAAGACCTGAGAAAGTGTACACCGTCGATGCGTTGAAGAACGCAGGTTACACCGGTAGAATTGTCCTCGTCATCGACAATGAGGACAAGACTGCCGACCAGTACTACGAGAAGTTCGGCAAAGAGAATGTGGTTATGTTCGATAAGTTGAAGAAGTCCAAAGAGTTCGATACCATCGATATTGGCCGAGACAGGAGAGCCATCGTGTACGCACGAAACGCCTGCTTCGATATTGCCGAGGACTTGGGCTATAAATACTTCCTTGAACTCGATGATGACTACACGAATTTTAGGCAGAGGTTCGTAAAAGATAACGGGCAGTTTGGCTCGTGGTATCTCAAAGACTTCGATGCCGTTGTAGATTGTATGCTGGAGTTTCTTGAAACCTCAGGCGCTCTCACTGTAGCATTTGCACAGACGGGAGACTTTATCGGCGGTAGTGGGAGTAAAGTATTTAAGGACAAGTTGGCGAGAAAGGCAATGAACTCGTTTTTCTGCAAGACGGAAAACAAGTTTGATTTCATTGGTCGTATCAATGAAGATGTTAATACCTATGTAAATCTTGGCTCAAAAGGACATCTGTTTTTCACTGTGTCCGATATGTCACTCGACCAGACCCAGACCCAGGCAAATTCAGGTGGAATGACTGAACTGTATTTGAACGCAGGTACATATGTCAAGTCGTTCTTTACAGTCATCAGTAATCCATCATCCGTCAAGTTATACACTGTGGGCTCCAGTCATAAGAGAATACATCATTCCATTGATTGGGACAACGCAGTACCAAAAATAATCAGTTCCTATTATAAAAAATAAAACCGGAGGATATGAACCAATGAAAATGACAATCAACACTTCTACCCTGCAGAATATGGTGGCGAAGGCAATGAAGGGTGCGTCCTGCAACAAGATGATCCCTCTCACAGGTCTTATGGCAATCGAGTTGAAGAACTACACACTCACCCTTATCACCACCGATGCCACGAACTATCTCTATGTAAAGGAAGACAAAGTAGAGGGCGATGACTTCTATGTAGTAGTCCAGGCAGAGATGTTCTCCAAACTTATCTCCAAGATGACTTGCGAGAAGGTGTCTCTTGACCTTAAGGACAACACTCTCATGGTCACTGGTAACGGTAAGTACTCCATTGAGTTGCCTCTCGATGAGGAGGGCGAACTCATTAAGTATCCGAGTCCTCTTGCTGGCAAGTCTTTCGTCGGAGACAGTTACACCGTCAATCTCTCTACCATCAAACTCATTCTCAACACCGCAAAGGCTGCTCTTGCAGACACGCTCGAAGTGCCCTGCTACACCGGCTACTATGTAGGCAACAAAGTAGTTGCTACTGATACCTACAAGATTTGCGGTATCAACGTCAAGTTGTGGGACGAGCCCACGCTTATCAGCCCCGAGATGATGAACCTTCTCGACATCTTCACTGAGGAGAAGATTGCAGTGTGGCGCAATGGAAACACTATGGTGTTCACTTCGCAGAACTGCATTGTGTACGGCACTCTTATGGATAGCATCGAGGACTACCAGATTGAAGCAATCGACGGTCTCCTTGAGCAGGGCTTTGAGAGTTCCTGCAAAGTTACCAAGTCTGCTCTCCTTCAGTTGCTTGACCGTCTCGCTCTGTTCGTGAGCCCCTACGATAAGAATGGTGTGTATCTTACCTTTACGAGAGACGGCCTGCAGATTGAGTCCAAGCAGGCGAATAGCGTTGAGGTTATTCCTTACGCAGAGAGTGAGAACTTCCGTGACTTCACTTGTTGTGTTGACATCGAGATGCTCCACTCCCAGGTTAAGGCGAACACGGGCGACGGCATCACCATTCACTACGGCGAAGATAACGCCATCAAGATTACCGACGGCAATGTAGCACAGGTCGTAGCACTCCTTGAGGACGAGAGATAAGGAGACTATATGAACGAGAGATTGTTTGTATTCCTTTGCAAGCAGGAAATCCTTGATTATGTGAGACAACACTATGAGGATATTCACATCACGGAGGACGATGTTTATGTTGTGTGGCTCTGCAAGACTTTGCAGAATAGCAAAGCCCTTCTCTCTACGACCATTGAGGACGGTATGTACTACGAAGTCACCTACAGCGGCGATAATCAGGAAATGTATGTAGATGCATACAAGAAAGTGGATAATTACACAGTAGTTGTCTAAAATTTTGATTGAGCAGGATTGAAAAATTCTGCTCAATTTTTTAGCAAAATCTGTATTTGCCAGTTGTAAACTATGCTTTTGTGTAGTATAATATTATTGTAGACAAAAAACTACAGAAAAATTAAACAACGAAAGGTAGAAATCTTATGCAAGCCGAAGAAAAGATTATCCAGACAATTCGTAAAATTCTTGAATTAAGCAAGAATAACCCAAGTGAGGAAGAAGCAAAGTCCGCGGCGATGAAAGCCCAAGAACTTCTCGCAAAGTATCATATTGATATGAAAGAAGTTGAGTCCATTGACATCGATACCGTAGAGAGCATTGAGGAGGTCCGTGTCGATGTGCCCGCAAAGAAGTGGAAGTACAAACTCGCCCGCATCGTTGCAGACAATTTCCGTTGCAGACATTTCTATATCGGTAAGAGTGTGCTTGTATTCTACGGACACAAGACTGATGCAGATGTCGCATCGGAGACCTACAAGTATCTGTTCAATGTAGGTAACAGACTCGCAGGTAGAGAAGTTGACAAGGTGTTCGGAAAGACTGGCACATCTGCCAATGTGTACAACAGTTTTGTAGCAGGGTTCTGCGCTGGCATCGAAGAAGCACTCGGAGAGCAGTGTAAGGCTCTTATGATTGTTACGCCTGAGGATGTTAAGACCTCATTTGAGGAGATGTCAAAGAACTTCGGCACTATGAAGGGCGGAGCAATGCGTATCGGTGCGAATGCGTATTGCAGAGAAGCCTATGAGAGCGGCAAGACCGAGGGTAGGCACGCTATCCGTTCAAAGCAGATTGAAAACTAATGGGGGATAAATATGGCAAGAAATTCACTTAAAGGAATTTGTAAGTTGATTGACCAGGCGAATGAAAAACTTTCGCCTGAACAATCCTTTTTAGCAGATTTGAAACGAAGCATTGAGATGTCCGCTGATAAGGAAAAGAGAAAGCCTTCGCAGACATACAAGCCGAGTTCGATGAAGTGCATCCGAAATATGTTCTACCAGAGAACCGGGGTGGAGCCCGATGAGGAGCTGTCCAGTTACTGCTCTGTAGGCATCTGTAATTCTGGTTCCGACATTCATATTAGAATACAGACTGCCGTAGAGCAGATGAGTGCGAATGGCATCGACTGTGAGTACATTGATGTGGCAGATTTCGTAACAAGTAGAAATCTTGATTACCTTGAAATCGTATCAAAGTCTGGTATGGAGACAAAGTTGTTCCATAAGACCTTGAATATGAGTTTTATGTGTGACGGCATCATTCGTTACAAGAACCACTACTACATCCTTGAAATCAAGACTGAGGCGAGTTTCAAATGGTCTAATAGAACTGACACTGATCCTGCACACTACAATCAAGGCACTGCATACTCTGTCGCATTCAACTTGCCTGAAGTTATGTTCCTGTATGTCAACAGAGATATACTCGATATGAAGGCCTACATCTTCAAGCCCACTGACAAGATGAAGGAAGACCTTGTCGGCGAAATCGAGGAGTGCGAGGGTTATGTAGGTAGACTTATCTGTCCTCCCAAGCCCGTAGACATTCCGAGAAGAGTGTGTGACTATTGTTCCTACAAGACGAGATGCAGAAAGGACGGCTAATATGAATAATAGTTATAGGTGTTGCATTTGCGGAAAGGCGTTTGTAGGCTTCGGCAATAATCCTTGGCCGGTGACTAACGATGCCGATGCGAGATGTTGCGACAGTTGCAACGCTGGCATAGTAGTACCAACAAGAATTAGACAGGTTATGGAGAAACACAGTGGCACAGAACAGAGTAAACCGAGGTAAAGACTTTGAGGGTCAAGTTCAGTCTGGTTTCGAGGCGATACCTGATGTGTCTATTGACAGACTGCCTGACCCTATGGCGGGGTACGCAGGAGTAAAAAACATCTGCGACTTTATCGTATATAAACGACCCCTTCAATATTATATTGAGTGCAAGAGTTGCTACGGCAACACTATGAGTATTCACTCCAATGACCCAAAGAGAAAGTACGGCAACATCACGAATAATCAGTGGGAAGGCCTGCTTGAAAAATCTAAAATTCCTGGCGTAAGAGCAGGAATTTTAGTGTGGTTCATTGACCACGATGAGACTTTTTGGATTGATATTCGCTTGTTGCAGAAGCACAGAGATGCAGGACATAAGAGTATTTCCTATTACTGCGATTTTGTAGACTTGATGCCTGAGACCGATAAGATGTGGTCACGACTTGTAGGCAGAAAGCGTAGAGTCCTGTTTGATTACGATTTTAACGAGTTCCTCAAGGAGATTGAATACTATGAACAAACCATGTCCGTGTAGATATTGTGTGGCTCCTAAACGACATCCAGGATGTCACGCGGAGTGTCCCGAATATAAAGAGTGGGATGCAGAGCATCAACAACACCTTGAGGAAGTTCGTAAAAAGAAGCAGGAGGAGAGCGTAGGCTGTTTGCCCTACAATACGCAGTGCCGAATAATTAAAATAATGAAAAGGCGGAGAAAATAATGGGAACAATTCGATTGGATGAAGTAGACAGAAAAGCCATAGGCGGAATACAGTCGAGAGTAGAAAACCACTCCGATGTACTATGTCACATAGTGGACGAGATTATAGAACCGTATTGCAGAGACCTTGATAGATATGTACTGTTCATTAAGGAGTGCCTGCACGACGGTGAAACGCCTCCTACAAACGATGAGTTGGACGATTTCTGTATGAACTTGTCCACCTTAATCTACTTTGCAGGTGGTATGTGTGAGCAGTTGGGCATTCGTGATGATATATCCAAGGCGGTGTACCGAGAAGTTTACAACGATGCTCGGTCCGCATTATCCGAAGGCACTATTGCAGATAAAGACTCCATCGCAGAGTTGCAGGCACAACAAGAACAGATTACCAGCGTATGTTATAACAGAGCATACAGAATCGTGAAGGCTAAAGTAGACGCGGCACAAGAGTTGCTGGCATCTTGCAAGAAGGTTTTAACGAGAAGAACCCAAGAGTGGGAATTAACACATTTACAAGGAAGGTAACATTTATGGAAATTAAAGATTCTGGTGCTCGTAGAGAATTTGAAACCGGGGCAGTAAGAGATATTCAAGAGGGCAAGGGCAGATGCGACCTACTTCCTCTTAATGTGGTTAGACTTCTGTATAACAGTTTTGCTGGTGAGATGATATTTTCGCATCTCTATGAATTCCAGACTGACGGAATTCCTACGCATTTGTGTGATGCCTTAGAAGCGTTTGCCACTGTTAAAGGTTGGGATTTTCCCACTATGCTTCTTGAGGTGTCCAAGCACTTTGAGGCGGGTGCAAAGAAGTACGGTGAGTATAACTGGCAGAAGGGCATTCCCACCCACTGCTATATAGATTCCGCAGTAAGGCATTTACTCAAATTGTTGCGCGGAGATGATGACGAGCCTCACGATAGAGCGTTTGCGTGGAATATCCTTTGTTGTATCTGGACTTGTCAAAACAAACCAACCTTGAACGATTACGGAAAAATCACAGAGAATGCAGACAGTTGTCCAGTTTGTGGTGATGTGATTCCAGAGGGCAGACAAACCTGTCCGACTTGTGAAAGGTGGTAATAGCAATGATTAAAATTGAACAAACAGAAGTTTACGGATGGGAGCCCGCAATTCGCGGAATGAGAAACCCTATGAACAGTTGGGACAAGAGTGACAGCGATTGGGAATTTGTAGAAGACCCGAGCATCATCAATCCTAACGATGAAGTATTGTTTGTCCTCGGTCCCAACGATGCAGACCTTATGAGAAGGCTCTGTAAGGGTGGCCCTGTACACGCAAAGTTCCGCAGAATGATTGCAGTGTATGTAGACATCACCGCACCTCTTTATTGGTGGAAAGAGTTCGACACCTACAAGGTTGGTACCACTGCAAATTCGTGTTCCACGATGCACAAAATCCACGCAAAAGCATTTACTCTCGATGATTTCAGTCACGAGCATTTGAGTGGAGGTGCTTTGACGGCGTTGCAGAGTGTTATTGTTCCTCAGTTGAATGAAGACCGTTGGGAATTTCTCGCAACCAAAGATAAGCAGTACTGGCACAATATGATACAGTTGCTCCCCACTTCTTACAACCAGAAGCGCACTGTAGAACTAAACTACGAGGTTCTTGTGGGCATCTATCGTGACCGAAAGAACCACAAACTCGATGAGTGGCACGAACTGTGTAGGTGGATTGAGAGTCTGCCGTACTCTTGGATAATTACAGGAAAGGAGAACGAAGATGGCGAAACTTGATGATGTAATCAAAGACCTAAATAAAAAGACCAAAGAAGAAGTTGTTACAGTAGGACTTCCTACTTACAATATGAAAAGAATTCCCTTTACCAGTCCTCGTATGAATTACTGTACTTTCGGTGGTATTCCTGTTGGCAAGATTACCGAGTTGTTCGGCGAAGAGCATGGAGGCAAGACCACGACGGCTCTCGACCTCATCGCAAACTATCAGCAGATGGAAGATGCGAGAAAGGTTCTGTACATTGATGCAGAGAATACCCTTGATGTTGAATGGGCAAGAAAACTCGGCGTAGATGTGGATGCTATGATTGTATTCAAGCCCACATCACAGAGTGCCGAAGAAATCTTCCAATTCATTCTCGATGCCGTAGATACTGGCGAGATTGGCTTGTGGGTACTTGACTCTATCGGTGTTCTTGCATCTGCACAGGAACTCGATAAGACTATGGAAGAAAAGACATACGCAGGCATCTCTGGTCCCCTTACAGTGTTCGGCCGTAAAGTGGAGATGCTTATGCACAGACATCAGTGTACAGGCATCGGCATCAATCAAATAAGAGACGACCTCGGGGCTATGTATGCTGGTGCAGTTAAGACACCGGGCGGCAAAGGATGGAAGCACTATTGCAGTTGCCGTATGCAGTTCAGTAAAGGCAAGTATATAGATGAGGATGGCAATGACTTGAACAGTAGAGCAGAGTCACCAGCTGGTAACTATGTACTTATGAGTCTTGTAAAGGCAAAATTCTGCCCGCCTACAAGAAGAACAGGATTCTATACACTTAACTATGAATACGGCATAGATTATCTCAAAGACCTTGTTGAGGTTGCTATGAAGTATGGAGTTATCAATAAGTCGGGCGCATGGTATTCCATTGTAGATACAAACACAGGTGAACTCATTGAAAAATTGCAGGGTGTAGCCAATGTGTACAAGTATCTTGAAAATCCCGAAAACGAGAATGCCTTGACCATGATTGAGGACTTTGTAGACTCCCAAATCTCTATATAATAATGTAAGAAAAATTTTTTCACTTCCCGTTGCAAATGCTACAATTATGTAGTATAATGTTTATACAGTCGAGAGACTGAATAAACGCAACGGGAGGTTGCTATTATGCAATTAGCAAACGGCTATGTACTGACAACGACATTTTGGGAAGACTTCTCAATCGCAGACCGCTTCGGTGAGAACGCAATCAAAGATACCTTCAAGCGGGCGTTCAATGAGTGGAAAGGAAATCACATTTACCTCACTGAACTTGTAATCGTTCTCAACCACAAGATTTGGCAACATTACGAAAAGGATGATGACTACGCAAGACTTTATAACGACCTGTGGGAATATGCAGATAATTACGCCTGCACTCACCTGAGGGGCGATGAGTTGTCCTTCTTCTACCAGATTACAGATTAAGGTGATTGTATGATTTGGGACGAGATTAAAGACTGGCCCGGTGCTGTCGAGATTGATGGCATCGAATACCCATCGGTGGCACAAGCGCAAAAATCGCTCACCGGCGCTTCTAATTTTAGCAGTATAAAACTATGCAACGAGAGAAAACGAGCGCCGGAGAGAGCGCCGGCGTGCTCGGCGTGTGAGGGAGCAACTGTCTATAGAGTGACAGTAAGACAGTATATGACCAAGCCCGCTAATCCATCATTCGACTTTATGGCTAAATGGAATGACAACAATCCTATGCCGATGAGAACGATGGTCGGCACGGTAGAGAAAGAAACTTCTGGTATGGTCTATATGCATCTGCACGGAGATATTACATCCACTACAACACAGTATTGTATGAAGTGCGGCAAGTCTATCACAAATCCTGTAAGTCAGTTCTTCGGTATGGGACCCGAGTGTGGGGGACATAATTATACCAACCCATTCGAGAGTGAGGAAGAACTGAAATCCGCAGTAGAACGCTACCGCAGAGAGTATTTGCAGAAAATCACATGGTCAGGATGGATTATCAAGTCCGCTATTATAGAAAGAGAGGAAATACAGTGAGTTACAGTATTATCTTTAAGGTAAAGATAGAAGGCACAAAGCAGTATTTCGATATCGGATACTGTGATGCCAACACTACATACAATGTCCGCGAAATGATTGTGAAGTCGACCGGGCTTGAATGGAAAAACTGTGAGAATAATGGATATTGCAAGGATGTAATTCCGTATATTCGAAAAGGACTTGATGAACTGAAAAACAACCCCGAGAAGTACCGTAAGTATGAAGCAAAGAATGGATGGGGTACCGTAGAAAGCACCACAGTTTTCTTTAAGGATATTATTAAAGCGTGGAACAAACTTATTGAGTGGGAAGACCCAGAAGTTGTCGATGTAGTCACATTTTGGATAGAATAACGAAAGTCAAGAGGTAATTTACAAATTTTCCGAAAAGTTTGTAAATTGCCTCTTGACTTTATCCATAATGTGTAGTATAATGATGCTATAGTGGTATAACTATATCAATAAACATAGGAGATTTTGCAGTGGCAGTAATGAATGAGAAGTGGCGAGAAGTTGTCGCCAAGGTAATACTCGAGGAACACGGCACTTATCGTGATGCAGGAAAAGCCATAGCTGAATATTTTCCCGATTTGGATATAAGCCAGTTAAAGGAAAAGGCCAGGTCGGAGATGCGGAGACGAAACCACGACGGTCATACAGCAACTCGGGTCGATAGTGATGTTACAAATCCTAAGATTACTTATAAAGAAAATGGTGAGATGACCTTCGAAGGAGTTGTAAGCCTCTTGTCTGGTCAAGCCATCACTCCAGAAGTTGTAATGACGGCTCACAATCTTAAACCAGACGAGTGGACTGTTGTCTCGTTCACCACTAACGCATGGGAGTCTCAGGTAAAGGGCGGCACAAAGATGACTTTGTGGCAGTCTAAAATAACCGTCAAGCCTCGTACACATCAAGAGATTACTTTCGAGGATGTTGACCGATACTTTGCAAATAAGGATTTTTCAGCCTCTCTGCCTTCGGTGAAGTGTGAGTACGATGCGACAGGAGAAATTCTTGAGGTCTGTATTCCTGACCTTCATTCTGGTTTACTTTCTTGCAAGGACGAAACCGGGGAAGAGTACAACCTCTATATTGCAAAGAAACGATTTTTCAAGGCATTGTCGGACATCGTTGGTAGATGTCACCATCACTCGATTTCCAAAATCTTATTCGTCACACTCGGTGATTTGCTCCACACGGACAATGATGTGCAGACCACAACGAAAGGAACATTTCAGCAGGTTGATGGTCGCATCGCACACATCTTTGACTGCACCCTGGATATGATTATAGACGGAATTCGTATGCTCTCCGAAGTGGCTCCTATAGAAGTAATCTATCTCTGCGGAAACCACGACAGAGTTCTCGGATATACTCTTGCAAAGGCCACTGAAATGGCATTTACCGGACACGATGAAGTTAAGTTTGATGTGTCCCCGAGCCCGCAAAAGCACCGATTGTTAGGCGTGTCCCTCGTAGGGTGGACTCATGGTGATATGCCTAAAAAGAATATGTCTGGCTGGTTACAGGATCGTGCGAGAAAAGAATTCGGACAGTGCAAGTATGCAGAGATACATTCAGGACATTATCACTCGGAACAGGTACAAACTGTCGCAGGCGGAGTAGTAATTCGGTATATGCCTAATATAGCATCTGCGTCCTATTGGGAACATCAACAGGGTTTCCCGAGTGGGGTTAAAACGGTTGTGTGTTATCGTTGGCATCCTAAACTGGGTTTAAGGTCTATCTGGTACAATAACATATAAATAAACGGGCAACTTATTTTTTGAAAAATTTGTAAGTTGCCCGTTGCTTTTGGCATAATTGTGTACTATAATATTATTGTGCAGAAGCATAGAAAACAAATAAAGGAGAAATAATCAATGAGGAACAAGTTGATTGAACTGCTGGAGACCGAGATTGAGTGCAACAAAGACGGTCACGGCGAGTGTGAGATGTGTTCGTATTCATACTCGGATAAAGCGTGTGTACGGCACATATCCGAACTTACCGCAGATATGATGCTTTCAAAGGGTGTCATTGTACCTCCTGTTGCTGTTGGCGGCGAGATGTACACAATCAGCAACGGAAAAATAAGAGAGTGGAAGGTCTATTTTGTAGGTATGAATATTAACGGGGAGATTAAGTTCCATCTTGCCAGTGAGGACCTTAGCACTATGTTCACCGTTTGGGATGGCGACATAGGAAAAATCGCATTCCTTACAGAAGAAGATGCCATCGATGAATTGAAGGAGCGTAGGGCAAATGAGCAAAGAGCAGATTGAGGAAATGGCGGTTACAACTTGCTCGTTGTACCGCTCATACTTGGATAAAAATTGCGCTGGTAATGGGGTTTGTGACTTTAACTGTCACCCTTATGACCGATGCAAAAAACTTTACGAAAAAGGCTACCGCAAGCAGAGCGAGTGGATCAGCGTTGATGAGAGGTTGCCGAGCAACAGTGGAAAGTATATTTGTTGCACTACAAAAGGGACTATTCTGATTGAACGATTTTACCAATTAGATGACGGTGGATGGTTTAGCAATCACAACTTCTGCACTGTCACCCATTGGATGGCCCTTCCCGAACCTCCGAAGATGAAAGGCGGTGCGGAATGAAAGTGTACATCGTAATTACGGAAAGAGGCACTATCTATAGTGTGAGTAAAAGCAAGAAGAACGCCGAAAAGGATAAGGCTCATCTCGAAAACCTTTATGAGTGTTATCCCATGATAAAAGAATTTAATGTGCAATGAAAGGCGGTGCGGAATGAAAAGGTTAGAAATTAAAGTAGAGGTCAACAACAAAGGTGAAATCACAATGGAAACCACAAACGATGGTTTTACGGCACCCGAGCTTATTGGCTTATTGGAATTAAAGAAAATGGACATTGTAGAGCAGTGTGTAAATCCGCAGAACTTTATCCATCGCCGCAGATATAGAGACCCAGATGGCGAGTGGACAGAAGTCGTAAAGGAAGGAGAATGATATGGCACGATGTATTGATGCGGATAAGTTGTGCGAAGCATTGAAAAGTATGGCAAGCACTCAATATCCCGACAAACAGAATACAATTCTTGGCGTAGTGTCAAGCATTGAAAATTTCCCCACCGCTGATGTTGTACCAGAGAGCGAGGCAGAGGAATACAAGCATAATTGGCAGAAGATACAAGACAGCTATACCGCAGATTGCCTTGAACATTACAACAGAGGTCGTGTAGATGTTGCGAGGGAGATTTTTGAGGAGATTGAGAAGCATCTTGTAACAGGCACCACATACTATGGACACTGCATATACACAATTGGATGCGGCGCTTTTGCCGAACTCAAAAAGAAATACCCGGAGGCAAAGAATGAAAATACCTGAAAGCATAAGAATAGCAGGAGTAGAATATGAAGTCCTGTTTGTTGGCCAACTTAACAATGGCGTTAATTTAGCCTATGGGCACATAGACTTTGAGAACTCCGTCATTAGATTGTCCTCTACAATCGGCACGGAGCATCAAAAGAGATGCCAGACCCTGTGGCACGAAATCCTTCACGGAATTCGAGAGAACAACGGCATGGAAATCGAGAATGAGGAAGCCGTAGTAGATATGTTTGCCAAAGGAATATATCAGGTTCTTCAAGATAACGGCGCAAGACTTTTTGATTTACAGAAACCCGATGGCACAACTGTATGAAATATTTAGCGGCGAAGAATTAAAAATTGCCGAGAAAATCCAACGCAGAAGATACCAAATGCTCGTTCATTCATATATTTATTATGAGATGAACGAGAACCTAATATCCGACAGTCAGTGGTCGCAGTGGGCGATGGAGTTGGTTGAACTGCAATCTAAATATCCCAATATCGCCGAAAAAGTAATCTATGCGGAAGACTTTGCCGATTGGGACGGCAGTTCAGGAGCATTCCTTCGTTATTCAAATAAACCTAACATTGTGTCGACCGCAAACTTTTTAGTGTGTGGTAGACAGAATACCAAGAAGATTGTACAACCTCTTATTCCAGTAGGTAAGAAACCACTCATACCTAAGGCATCGCCAGCCAAGAAAAAACTTTTTTGAAAAATTTTCTATTGCCCGTTGCAATTCTTGTATTCGTGTAGTATAATGTTATTGTAGTAAAACACTACGCACCAAATAATACCTTACAAAGGAGAAAACTTATGACACAGAATGAAACCACGAGCGTTAGACACTGGCTCACCGATGTTGACCGTGACAATGTTATGAAGTTGGCAAATTGCGGACTTTCCTCTGTTGAGATTGCTACCATTACACACATCTCGAGGTCTTCCATCAACAACATTCGTCAGGCTCATCAGGCTTGCGTGGATCAGGACTGGAGCACACTTCAAAGATTGTCCACCACGATTCGTCACACCGTAGATTGGGCTATGAGAGTGACTG